ATGCAATGAAAGAAGGTGCCGAGGCAGCGGGAGTTAAAATTCGGTGGGGCGCAGCGTGGACAATAGATGATCTTGGCTGCTACGATGGTACAGCAGAACACGCAATGTGTTCATACATAGATACACGCCGATCTGAAGGTAGACGCCCATTTATTGATGCTCCGCATTTTGAGCTTATGCTATGAAAAAACACGAACAATTTTAGTTTTTTTAAAAAAAACATTAACCCCTACAATTGTTCGGGTTAATGTGCTAGAAATGCAGACAAAGCCTGCTACAAAGCCGACTCCGAGGTAGATAATATGAATAATATGCAAAGTATGGCAGACATGGGACGTTATGGCGATACGCAAGTAGCGCACGTTGCCCCCGGTGAAATGATCGTACCTAGCGAAATTATGCAAAGCAACCCGGCGATGGCGCAAGGCATTGCTGCGGCTTTTGATAATTACGGTGCAGACCCTAACCGATACATGGTTGGTTCACAGCAGAACAGCATAAACCCCATGACGGGACAACCTGAGTTTTTCTTAGGCAACTTGATTAGCGGAATTTTTGGCGGCGGCGGCGGCGGCGGAATTGGCAGCTTTCTTGGTAGCATACTTGGCAGCAAGGCTGGCAAAGGTGCGTTAGGCAACTTGGCTTTGAGAAAACTACAGGGTAAAAAAGCTGGCCTGCGTGAAGCACTAATCGGTGGCATTGGCGGCGGATTGATGGGCGATGATACTAACTCTGCAATAAATAATTTGTTTGGCGGCGGCGGTCGTGGTGAAGCGGCTGGTGACTTGGCTAACATTGCTGACATGGTAAAAAATAGACCTAACACCAGTTCAAGGCCGGGATTCACAGAAGCAGCGGTAAATGCGTTAAAAGGTGGAAACAATGATACCGTTGACAGAATTGCAAACAGGTTTGATAACGATAAGCTATTAGGCTACGGCAAAATGGCGTCAAGTATCTTCCCATCACTAAACGAAGAAGACAGCATTCTAGGCAATATCCTGTCAACCAGAGGCGGCGAGGCGCTTTTGTCTGGTCTAGGCGCAGAGGCTTTTGATCGTCTGTTTGGTAAAGATGAGCCAGACCTTGCTGGACAACGAGCAATGCGTCCATTTGGTCATGGCAATGCAACCAGAATTAACACAATGAGACAGCTTGCACAGGGCGGCGAAACAACACCTGAATACTACCCTCGCAGAGATGGTGGCATTATGCCCAGCGAAGGCTCTGGAACAAAAGACGATGTTCCTGCTATGCTAACGGCAGGAGAATTTGTTTTGACCAAAGACGCAATCAATGGCTTGGGCAATGGCAACCAGCAAGAAGGTATAGCCAGAGCTTATAGCATGATGAACAATCTTGAGAGGAAGTCAGCATGACTGAAACTTTAACAACAGTTAATCGGCGTCCTCAGTATATTGAAGAACGCGAACAACTTCTTCTTGATAAAATATTCGGCACAGCAACAACTGGCGCAGATGGTGTAACCACATATACGGGTGGTTTGCTTGATGCAGAAGAATATCCTGATCTGTTTAAAATACCAGAATATAATATTGCTCCACAAACAGACGCGGAACTATCAGCGTTAGGTGCGTTTGACACCGCTGGTGGCCGACAGGCATTTATGGATCGTGCGCAGCCTTACTTTACAGACGCGCAAGGTAAGCCACGGTATCTTGGTGAGGCTGGTAGTGCACTAGGTGGCGGCTACGATCAGATTATGTCTGGAATTAACAGCTACTTCCCAACAGCCTCGCAGTACATACAAGAAGGTCGCGGCGGCATTGATGCAGGCAGTCTATACGATTCAGAATTAGCTGATGCCCGAAGCGCCACACAAGGTGGTCTTGGCGAGTTTGATCCATCCACCGCTGTCTCAAACTTTATGAACCCGTATAAGCAACAGGTCATAGATGAGGCAATGAGCCAAATTGATCGTCAGGGCGCACAAGCAATGACAAGAAATAATGCTTCAGCGGTTGGCGCTGGTGCATTTGGTGGAGCGCGTCAAGGTGTTCAGGCAGCAGAAACAGAACGTAACATTGCTGATAGTAAAAACAAAACCATCAGCAACATGCTTTCTGCTGGATACGATCAATCATTAAAGGCAGCTATGAATGCTGATGAGGCCGCTAGAAAACGTCAATTAGATGCTGGCAAGACATACGGTCAAATGGGCCTGTCTAGTGCGGCTGGTCAATATAAAGGTCTGGCCGATGAGAAGACCCGCTCTATGGAAGCTGGGCGTCTATACGGTGGCCTTGGGCAGACCGTAGGAGGTCTAGGAAGCAAGCTGGCTGATGTGGGTTCCTCATACGGTTCATTGGCTGGTACAGGCGCTGACATTGGGCGTGTGTATAGTGCAATGGCCCCTGCTGATCTTGGGTTTATGTACAACATGGGAAGTCAAGGGCGCGGCTACGATCAATCGTATCTGGATAACTATCGCCGCAATCAAATGCGAACAACAGATCAGGCGTTGTATCCAGTACAATATGGCTATGGTGCATTGTCTGGTACGCCCTCTGCGTCTATGAGTTCGCAATATAACACACAGCCTGTTGGTCAGAACAATCCATTCGTAAGTGGTATTGGCGCGTATACTGCCATGCAGGGCATTAACCAAAGTTAGTAAGGTGAGGGCTGAATATGGCTGAAAGCAATCTGAATAAGCAGCAAATGCAGAAAATTTCGTATGAAGCAGAGATGCAAAGGCGTGGCTTGGGCAAGATGGGCTTATTTGACACCCAAGGTGGGAAAGTCCTTCAAGGCATTGGAAGTACTATAGAGGGATTTGGTCAAAGCCTTGCAGATGTGGGTTTTGGTAGGGGCGGTGTAGATTCTTTACAAAGATTAGGACTTATGGCTGCGCAAAATTTTAACCAACCTAGTGATCAATTTATTGCAGAGCAAGAACGTCTTAGAGATAATATTTCTGGGGTGACAGGCGGTAACTTTGGTGAAGAAAAGCCTAGCATGGGAAATATTCGTCCAGAAGAAATACAAAGTCAAATAGATATATTGAACAAGGCTCCCGGTGGTGATCCTTTGACTGTTGACCAAATAAACGAATTATATAGAAAAGATGCAAAAGGTGGAAAATTTAAGCCGTTCCCAACAGATCAAGCAAGACAAGTAAAAGACCAAAATCTAGCTAATAAATTTGGTAGTGGTGCGGCTGACACAGCTACTGCACAAAACTTAGCTGTAGAATTTAAAAAAGAAAAAGCAAAAGAACAAATTAAAGCTGACGCTAACCGTGAAGCCAGCTTAGATATGAGCGATGACCCAACCGAACAACTGTTTGCACAGGCAATGTCTGAGTTTATTAAAGATGCGAGAACGGGAACTGAGGATGATTTGCCAGAAGTGGGTGACATAGAGGCATACAAAAAGAAGTTTGCTAAAGCCACTGGTGTTGACATAAGCGGCAAGCCTGACACCAGCCAAGCATTAATGGCTATGGGTCTGTCTATGATGCAAAACCGTGCAGGAAAAGGATTTGACGTTGGTAAGATTTTCAACGCTGTAGGCGAAGCTGGCGAGAAAGCCCTGCCTTTACTATCTAAAGCAAAAACAGAAGCGCGCAACAATGTCATTGCTGCGGGTAAATATGCTTTGCAAACAGAAGCAACTGACGAAAAGACCCGCAAAGCTGCGGAAAAAGAATTGATGAACCGTGGACAATATTGGATTTACAAAAAAGGTGGAGAAGAGGGCGAGTTTTTAAGAGATAAAAATGGTATAATGCCATTTGACGAAGGCAGCTTTAAATACCTGAATAAGTCCGAAATGAACAATTTAATAAACGATCCTGAATTTAATAAACAATTTTCTTTTATTGATGGTAGTAGACGTTTTGAAATTTTAAAAGCTAGAGCCGAAGCCGAAGGTATTGATTATGGCGATCAGTGGAATAAAGAATTAAAGCAAGTGTCTTTGATTGGGGGGAAATCCGACGATTTACCTCCTGCCTTACAAGTAGCGGGTTATGCTGAATCTTCAAACTATAAAGGAAAATCTACAACTAAATACAAACTGCAAGAGGACAAGAAAGGTGTGGTTAGTAGATTTGTAGACTTTCAAAACGAAGTAAATAAAAATGCAGATGGACTAGAAAATCTTATCGAAAACTTACAAGAGGGCATTAGCATACCCGCGCAATTAGTTGATAAAGTTAAACAGTTAGGAATAAGTTTTGGTATTGATGTAGACACTTCTTCTACTTACAAAGCAAAAAAAGCGTTAAAGAATATTGCTATTGACGAAGTTTTAAGAATTTTAAAAGAATCAGGAAGAACAATCTCCGAGGGTGAAAGAGAACGTGTTGAACAACGTGTTGGTCAAGTTAGACTAAATTTAGAAGGATCAGACCTAAATGCAGTTCTTGGGCAAGTAGAATATGTCTATGATATGGTTGTTACTGGCGCTCAAAAAGATTTGGACACCGCTATTTCTTCATTTGAAAACAACTTTGGTGAAACCATATCTAATAAATCAACAAGCGGACCTAAAGATCAGGCCGAAGTTGATGAATTTAACAAAATGTACGGTACTGAATTTACTATGGAAACCTTCCCAAAGGATTAACAGGCCATGACACCACAGGAACAGCTTAGACTTTTAAGAGCTTCAAGCGACGAAAACATGCCTGCATCTAAACGGTTGCAGATTATGAGAGCTATGAAGTCAGGTGAGGGTTCTGTTGAGGATATTCTAGGAAGACCTAAAAGTTCTCTTGGAATGAAGCAACCAAAATCATTTGCTGAACTATTGCAAGGGCAAGACGGACAAATGTTTGACTACAAGATCGGAGCCGGGGGTGGGCTACGAGCAAAAATGTCGTTTATGGAAACAGACGAAGAGCGTCAAAACTTCCTGCGTCAGCGTGTAGGTGAAGATGGATTTACCAAAGACGCTCAAGGCAACTTGGCATTGACCGAAGCTGGTCAAATTGCAGAGGGCATGGAGCCTATCGGCAAAAATTTAATTATTGATGAACGCGGCGCAAGTCTTCGGGACGTTGCAGATGTAGCAGGATTAGCGCCAGAGGTCATAGGCTCTGTCATAGGCGGCATTCTAGGAGCGCCGGGCCTAGTTACTGGCGCACTTGGTGCTGGTGCTGGTGCGGCCGCAGGACAGGCCGTAGAAGAGGGCATAGAGGGACTTCTAGGGCTACAGAAACAGACAGTGGGCGAAGTCGGTGTGGACCTAGCCAAAGAAGCTGCCTTGGGCGCTACGTTTGATTTTGCAGGCAACTTGATATTTAAAGCTGGTAAAGCTGTAATAGGCGGCGCTGGTAAAGGTGTGAATGCGCTATCTAAAGCGACAGGGCAAGCTGAAGTAAATTTAAGTTCAGACGCAGCGGAACGCGCACTGCAACTTATGGAAGGACGCGGCGCTCCTACCGCTGAAGAGTTGGTTAAAATAAACACTCGCAGAGCGGCGGAAGGTAAAGCAGAAATTACGCTTGATATGTTTAAAGCACTTCCAAGCTACGAAGCAGCAGGAATGCCATCAGCATTGTCAAGAGCATCAAAAATTGCCAAGGCCATATCTGGTAGCAAAGATCAAGCTGAGAGGAACATATTTTACGCTTTAGCAAAAAAAGAACAACTTCTAATAGATGCTGGTGTATCAGGTGTTGATGAAGTTGCTGACGTTATAAAAAACGCAGTTCCTGCAAAAGCCGAACAATTAAAACGTGCCATGTTTGAGACTCAAGAAGCGCACATGAAGGCCATTGATGATGGCATGAAACAACTTACCAAGGCCACAAAAGACGGCGTTGATTTGGATGACAGCGTTCTTAAAGTTTTAACTGGCAACTATGATGAGTTTTTAAAACTTTCTAACGCGAACTATGCAAATGTAGACAATATTTTAGCCACGATAACTAAGGACGTAACGTTGGGCGCGGGAGCGACATCCCGAACAATTACGCAAACTGGCGGAACAATGCCGCTGTTTAATTTAAAACCATTAGAAAATCAGTTCAAAAACATAATAACCCAAAAATATGCTGGTGCTAAAAAACCTGCACCTGAAGGTTTTACAAAGCTTGGCGGTCAACTTGAAGAAATAAGTAGTGTTACAGCGGAAGGACAAAAGGCTGGCTTTACTTCTTTTAACGGTCTTAAAGAGTTTCGCAAAAACATAAACGATGCTCTATATGATCCAACTTTAAGCATACAAGACACTACAGTCCGCAAACTTCTGGTTGATATGCGCGGTCAAGTAGACACTATGTTAGGCGATTCTAGCATGAGGCTTACGGGAATAGGTAGTGGTGCAAACGCTGGAAAAATGAAAAAAGCGTTAAAGGCTCATAAAGTAGCTCAAGCAGCTTATAAAGAAGAAATTGGTATTTTCACTAAGCTAGAAACTTTAGGCATTATTAGGAACATGGGAGAAGCTGGTCGTGATGTGACCTTAGAGGCTGGTAGAAACTTTGCAAAAATTGTTGAAAGTCCAGAACGTATTAAAGCTGTGTTGGATGCAGTCGAAACGCGATCTTTAATAGAAGGAAGAAAAACGTTATCTAAAGCTGAAGCTAATAAATTTTCTAAAAACCAAGCCGATGATATTAGACGCACCATAGCTGCAAAGTATTTAGACGATGCTCTTTTAAGCTCAAACAAAGACGCCTTAGACCCGTTGAGCTTTAATGGAGTACAATTTTACGGGCAAATTCAAAAGATTAGAAGGTCAGGAGTTGGCAAGCAATTGTTTGGGGATGATTGGCCGAAGGTGCAATCTTTAGCAAAATCATTGTCTTATAACGGCGTTAAGAAAATGGATGATGATTTAATGCAAAGAATCATCCAACAAAACCCCGGCGATGACATTGTTTTAAGCCTAACAAAAGTTCGGGATGCACAGGTTAATTTAAACGAAGCGTTGTCTAGCAAGGTTTTAAAAGACTTAGCAGAAGGCAAAGTGGACCCTGAAGAAGCAGCAGCTTCCATCTTAAATCCAACAATGACACGCGGTCAAATGAAGAGGGTTTTGAATTTTTTTGAGGGTGACGATGCCGCAAAGACTTTAATAAAAGATGCAGTTATTAGGGATATTCTTGGTTCTGTTGATGAAAACATATTTATTGATGAAAAGGCTGCATATTCATTAATGAATGCGTTGAAATCATACAAACCAGAAGCTTTAAGGCTAGTATTAGGTGACGACACTTTTAAAGGAATTAAAAAACTAGCAGAAGATTTAATTCTATTAAAAGATACTGGTGCTAAAGGCGCTGGATCACTGTCTGCTGATGCTATCAGAACGGGCATGGTAACTTCGCCTATGCAAAATCTTCCTAAAGTCGGTAGATTCAAGGTTTTAGACAAAGTTTTGAACAGTCCTGACATTATGAGAAAAGCACTAGAGGTTCGGGCTGGCCGCACATCCCCACAAGCTGCGGCTCAAAGCATTACACAGCAGCTTAATGATGCTGCCGCACAGGTGACAGGCGAAGGGTTGTCTCTTACAGAACGCGCTGCGGGTGTAGGGAAAAGCATAGGAGCGGGGCTTCAGGCTGGCAATCGTGCAGGAATAATGGGACGCCAACAGTTAGGTCGGTCATTTGAAAGTGGACAGAACTTAGTGTTTGATCGGGGAAACAAGCGCCCCGAAACCCGAACAAGTATTCCAAATGTAACGCCGGGATTGGATGACTTTAATTTTTCTAGCGTTAATCAACCAACGCAAAATAATAACCAACAACAAGAATCAATACGGCAAAGAGCCGCTAAGAATCCATACATAGCGGCATCTTTACTTGGCGGTTTAGGAAATGCTGGTCTGCTTTAATCTACCGAAACTTCAGCAGCACCAATGCCACTAGAAGCAGGGCGATAACCACGCCTTGTGTTTTCTAGCTGGCTGTAAGCTATGTCAATCATGCGTGAAAGTTGCCTTCCAAGTGCGCGGTCCTCTTGCTCCGCAACGTATTTTAATTTATCGTATGCGTCTGACGTTAAACCGACAGACTTGTATATTTTCGGATTCGGCATAAGAGGTTCCTTTTCCCAAGCATGGCACTGACAAAACCATATAATCCCAGAAGATTCGGGTCAAGACCCAAGTACGGCAATAAAAAGGTTTTGATTGATGGCATCAAGTTTGATTCCAAGTGGGAGTCAGAGCGGTATATGTACCTTAAAGCAATGGAACGGGCAGGCACTGTTCGTAACCTTGAGCTACAGGTTCGGTTCAATCTGTTAGTAAACGATGAAAAGATTTGCGCCTACGTTGCTGACTTCCAATACGAACGCGAGAACAAAGACGGGTTCTGGTGCAGTATTGTTGAAGATGCAAAAGGCGTGGAAACCCCTGAGTTTAAACTAAAAAAGAAGCTTATGAAAGCATGCCTCGGCATAGAAATATATTTAACTAAAAAAAATGGTTGACGGTCTATACTAACTAATGCTAAGTCTTGGGACAGCAAAAGTATGGAGGTTGCTATGAACAGTATTGAACTGTTTGAGCGGCGCGAAGAATTGAAGTCGATTACGACAGATATTCGTGCCGAACTCAAAGACATCGAAGATCAGCTATCAGATTTATTCTTGCCATTGGCCCGTGACGCACTGCGTGTCAGCGGTAAAGACTTTGGAACTGCGCACATTGTCGAAGGCAATGTCGCTATGAAAGTCAATGTCGGCAAGAAGGTCACTTGGGATCAAGACGCATTGCGCGATACATTCAACAGCATGACGCCTGAGAATGCACAGCACTATGCAAAGCTGACCTATGCAGTGGAAGAGCGCAAATACACCACAGCGCCACCCGCTATTAAAGCCACATTAGAAACTGCCCGTACTACAGAAGTCGGTCGTTTTACAGTAGAAATTGAGGATCAATAATGGCATTGCAAATCATTACAGCAGATCAGCGTATGGCTGAAAAGAAAGGCCACAAGATTGTGGTGTGCGGTCAAAGCGGTGTGGGTAAAACCACACTGGCTAGGACATTGGACGGTGCAACTACGCTGTTTATGGACTTAGAAGCTGGTGACGCAGCTATTGAGGGACACAAGATCGACGTTGTGCGTCCTCAGTCGTGGCAAGAGTGCCGTGACTTGGCCTGTTACTTAGGCGGTCCCAATCAATCTCTGGCAGAAGATCAGCCGTACAGCCAAGCTCATTACGATTATGTATCGTCAGTGCATGGTGATTCTCAGACTACAAACGACAAGTACGATACATTGTTTGTGGACTCAATTACCGTGGCTGGTCGCTTGTGCTTCTCATGGTGTCAGCAACAGCCAGAATCACGGTCTGACCGCTCTGGCAAGCTAGACACTCGCGCAGCATATGGTCTGCACGGTCGTGAAATGATGGCATGGCTCACACACTTGCAGCATATCCGCGAAAAGAACGTGATCTTTGTTGGCATTCTTGACGAAACAACTGATGATTACGGTCGCAAGCAGTATGGCCTACAAATCGAGGGCAGCAAAACAGGGCGTGAATTGCCCGGTATTGTTGATGAAGTAATTACAATGGCTGTACTAACAGGTGAACATGGGCCGTATCGAGGTTTTGTCTGTCAGCCGTTGAATGAATGGGGATATCCTGCAAAGGATCGTTCTGGCCGTCTTGATACCTTAGAAGAACCTCACCTTGGCAAGCTGATTGCCAAAATGAGTACACAAATGCCACAAAACGGGAAAACATTACAATTCGTAAATCCTGTAACACAGCAAAGCGAGGAAACAACTAATGCTTAATCTAAATTCAGTACAGCCTGACGATCAACAAAATCGTGAATTTTCTTTAATTCCCAACGGCGCAGTATCTCGCGCAGTTATTGTTGTCAAAGGTGGCGACATTGAACTTCCTGAGTTTGGTACAGGGCAGTGGTTTAAAAAATCACAAAGCTCTAATGCTAAGTGGATGGAAATTGAATTTACCTGTGTTGGCGGTGAATTTGATCGTCGCAAGTTCTGGTCTAAAATCTTTGTTGATGGTGACAAGCTAGGCACCAGCGGCATGCCAGTAGCCAAAGAGATTGGCATGCGGACATTGCGTAACATTATTGACAGCGCAAACGGGCTTGCGCCTAGTGATGCGTCAGAACAAGCGCAACAGCGCAGAAACATCTCTGGTGTGTTTGACTTAAACGCTATGGAAATCTGCGCAAAGATTGGGATTAAGAAAGGCACGAATGGCTATAGCGATCAAAATCAATTGATGGTAGCTATGACGCCAGATCAGATTGGTTTTATTGCATCCGGTCAACCGCCCATGCAATCAACACCATCGGCACAACAGCATTCTCAGCCACAACAGGCAGCAGCACCACAAGCTGGAAGTCCTGTTCCTAGCTGGGCCAGCAGATAGTAGCGGCAAGGCACTCCGCGCCTGCTACCAAGGATGGGGGGCCTTGGGCCGTGAACCCCCCACACTACTTTTAGCAAAGAGGTGAGACATGCGACCGACTTACGAAGTAAGTCAGGACTTGCTTAATGAGCAAGATATTATCCTGCATTTTATAAATCATTTTGGGGGGCATCTTACCCCCTTTAAAATGCCAATTCAATATAAGTTGGATTTCTGTTTAGGAGATGGAAATTCAGCTAAAGTTTTTGCTGAAGTAAAGGTTCGGAAAAACAAAAAAGAGAAATATTCGACTTATATAATTTCTTTGTCAAAAGTTATGGCCGCTAAATCTATAAAAGAATCTACTGGTTTAGATACTGTCATTATAGTTGGATGGACCGACTGTATTGGGTACACAAACTTAAATAATGATTGGCCTATTAAAGTTGGTGGCAGAACTGATCGTAACGATTGGCAGGACATAGAGCCTTTAGCACACATACCAATCTCAGAATTTACAGTTATTGGAGTAAAGCAATGATTTTGCGCCCCTATCAAGAGGTGGCGATTTCAGACGCTATTAATGCTCTGGATACCCATAAAAATACAATCGTAGTTGCACCGACAGGCGCAGGCAAAACTATTATGTTGTCTGCGTTAATCGGTAAGAAGCACAAAAAAGGTAAACGTATTCTAGTATTGCAGCACCGTGATGAACTGGTTGCGCAAAACCGTGAAAAGTTTCTAAGAGTAAACCCGAACATATCAACCAGCATTGTAAATGGTGCAATCAAAGAATGGGGTGGCGACACCATTTTCTCTATGGTTCAAACCATGTCGAGGAAAAACAATCTAATCAATCGACCTAAGTTTGATATGATTGTTGTGGATGAAAGCCACCATGCCGCTGCGGATACATACTTGAAAGTTATCAACGCAGTTAAGAAGGATAACGAAAACGTTGAGGTTGTTGGCTTTACAGCTACGCCTAACCGTGGGGATGGCAAAGGTCTGCGCAGCGTCTTCACAAACTGTTCGCACCAGATTGAATTAACGTCTTTAATCCGCGAAGGATTCCTAGTGCCGCCAAAGGCATACGTTGTTGATGTTGGTGTCACAGAAGCTCTGGGTGAAGTCAGACGCAAGGGCAATGACTTCGACATGGAAGAAGTCGCGCAGATTATGAACAAGCGCGTTATTAATGAACGTGTTGTTGATGAATGGACAGAACGTGCGGGTGACAGAAAGACCGTTGTGTTCTGCTCAACGATTGCACACGCACAAGACCTTTTGGATATGTTCATTGAACATGATGTGAATGCCGAAATGGTTATTGGCGATACGCCAAGGGAAGAGCGCAGGCAAATACTGCATGACTTAGAGTTTGGTGACGTTCAAGTTGTGGTCAATGTAGCAGTCCTAACCGAAGGCTTCGATGCACCACCTGTGTCTTGCGTTGTGCTGACAAGACCATGTTCCTACAAATCAACAATGGTTCAGATGATTGGTCGCGGTCTGAGAATAATAGACCCAGAGATTTATCCAGATGTGGTCAAGAAAGACTGTATCGTTTTGGACTTTGGCAGCAGCATTCTAACGCACGGCGCGCTGGATGAATCAGCCAACCTAGATGGCAAGCCTAAAGACCCGAATGCAGAGGCACCAGAAAAGGAATGTCCAAACTGCGGGTTTATAAATCCTCTGAATGTGCGGGTTTGTATTGAGTGCGGCGAAGCGTTCCAAAGTCAGGGCAAAGAAGAGCTAGTTGATTTCACTCTGACCGAATACGACCTGATGGAATTGTCTCCCTTTAAGTGGCTAGACATGAGCGGCAATGGTTCGTTTATGATGGCAATGGGCTTCAACGGCTTTGGGGTGGTCGGTACAGTGGGAGGTACGTCCATTGGGCTAGTCAAGGCTCAGACCGGACATAAGGTGCGCTCAGTGGCTATTGGGGGCAAGGTGCAGGCTATGTCAGCAGCAGATGACTTCCTGCGCGAAATTGAGGATGGCAAAGCAGCTAACAAATCTAAGCGTTGGCTGAATGAAAACGCCTCACACAAGCAGCGAACAATTCTAAGAAGGTATGGCGTGGATGTAGCTGCATTTGATTTCTCATGGACAAAATACAAAGCCGCATGCTGGTTGAATTACCTGTGGAATAAAGAACAAATTGATGCAGCCGTTGAAAGGATAGCAGATGTCGCGGATTGAAATACACTTAACAGCTATAGTCTTCAAGGACAGTCAAGTTTTGTGCGAAGACTATAAAATAGTCTGCTTTGTAAAAGATTGGGATGACATGGACGAAATAAACATCGTGGCGGGTAAAGCATTCTCTGAACACATGGATAATTCTAAGGAACTTTGTATCGGGGGAAGCGGTGATATTTTTGCAAATAAGAAAAAAGTCGGTAGTGGAATTTTTCAAAATCCAAAAGTCTCAAAAGAATTACTAAACCAAGCCGCAGATTTGTTCGGGTTACATGAAGGGACAATACATTGAGTCACGAATTTGAGTCAGCGCCAGAGCCAATGAAAGAACTATCATTCATACTTGGATACTTTGGCTGGGGTACACGGTTTTGCGACCTGACAGAAGAACAAGTCCAAGTGCTGATATTTGCACTGCAAGAATCAAAAAAGCTAACGGAGACAATCAATGTCGGACAACTTGAAGAAGCCTACTATAAGTCAACGGGCCGCTGGCCTAGTACGTCAATCCCCTTCTAAAATTGATCCTCTGGCCTTGCAGATTAAAGACGCTGTGGATCAGGGCATCTTGAAGAACGAGAAAAAGCGTGAACGGCGTAAATACATCGGTGCATCTAGCATCGGTGATGAATGCTCACGCAAAATACAATACAGATACCTCAACCACCCAAGCGATCCAGACAAAGATTTCTCAGCAAGAACGCTGCGCATCTTTCAGTTTGGGCATGAGATAGAAGATTATGCAGCCAAGTGGTTAAGGGACGCAGGGTTTGATCTGCGCACAGAACATAAAGATGGCAAGCAGTTTGGGTTCTCTATCGCTGATGGGGAAATTAAAGGACACATAGACGGTGTGATCTGTGATGGCCCAGTGCCAGCGTCCTATCCTATGCTGTGGGAATGCAAATCAGCCAATGACAGCAAGTTCAGAGCGTTTGAAAAGCACGGGACTGCTAAGGCAAACCCAGTGTATGCCACACAGGTTGCGCTGTATCAGGCTTACATGGAATTGACTGAAAATCCATGTTTGTTTACTGTGGTGAATAAAAATACCAGCGAGATATATTACGAAATAATCCCTTTTAATCAAAAGCTTGCTCAAGAAGCTAGTGATAGGGCAGTAAATATCTTGACGGCTGCAAAAGCAAATGACATTCTACCACGCATCGCACAAAGCAAAGATTTCTTTCTTTGCAAGTTCTGTGAATATCAGAATGCGTGTTGGGAGCAATGAACAATCATGTGAGGCGTTCAAAGGGCAAATGAACACCCCACATTTTGTATCAGGATGAGTGATAGGGACAATATAATGACAATTTTAAGATTTGGCAACACAACCAGCCAAATGACCGACAAAATCTCCGACCTTGTGCCTCGAACAGCACAGTTGCAAGACTTGTTTGACACATACCCAAACGGTGTGCGTCATGGCACAACGTTTATGATCGGTTCATTCCAAGGCGAAGCTGGTAGTTCTCTTCAATTAAATATCGACATTCATAACCCGAACTTTATGCGGGGTCAGGATTGGGCAACAGGGGCAGGGGTTGGTGGCATCACCAAAATCCTAATGGAAGGAAGAGGATGGACGCTGAAAGAAGTGTCGGCGCACTATCAAACCTTTCTCGGTATTGAACACACACCACCACCAGAAAATCCAATCAAACCCGAACTGGCAAGACAGCCAGAGCCAATACCTATTCAGCAACCCGAACAAGTAAGCGCAAAAAAGGTATACAATTTAAGCACTCCGTTTGATGCTGAATATTCCTACACAGATGAGGATGGTGTAGTGCTTGTTTCTGTCAGGAAATACGTTGAGACAGACAGCGAAGGTAACACCAAGAAACAATTCCGTCAGTTTATGGATGGGCGTATGGGTCTTCCAGAACCTAGACCACTATATAACATCCCGAACATATTGGCATCGGATAAGGTTATCTGGGCGGAAGGCGAGAAATGTGCTGATGCTCTAACAAGTATGGGGTTCGCTGCAACTACCACAATCGGCGGTGCAGGCATGCTGTCAGACCGTGTAGCGGATAAGTTCGACTTCTCCCCACTAAACGGCAAAGATGTTGTTCTATGGCCCGATAATGACAAGGCAGGGCATGATCTGGCCGTGCTTGTAGAACGTCTGGCAAAAGCAGCCGGGGCAAAATCAACTGTCATGCTTAGAGCGCCATTCGGAAAACCGGAAAAGTGGGACGCTGCGGACGCATTAGACGAACAATTTGATGTGCATAGGTTTATTCGGCAAAGCGAAAGCAAAGTTAAAAAGCCAATCCATCTGCTTGATGATAGCCTAAACATCAGTAAGTATTTTGTGGGTAATGCACCCGAACAACAATACCTGATTGGCAATACAATACCTCTGGCCGTTCCGGTTATCTTTGCTGCGGCTGGCGATAGCGGCAAAGGCATGATGACGCTTGATCTGGCTATGAAAGTCGCATCGGGCGAATCCATGCAATCCTCATTCGGTGGCATTGTATCAACGCACGGGGATGCAATCATTCTGTCAGCAGAAGATGACAAGGATGAAATGCACAGGCGTATTGAAAGAATGGACCCGCTCTGTAAACGGGAACACTACCCGAACAATTTAAAAATCCTACCGCTGCCCAACCTTGGCGGTGTGTTTCCAATCATGCAAAAGATCGACACCTCATACGTTATGGGTGAAGAGTTCGGGCGCATATACGATCAAATACTAGAAATGCAAAACCTCGCACTGCTTGTCATTGATCCAATGGCATCGTTTGTTCACGCAGATGTAAACGCTGATCCCGCCGCTGGCGCTGCGTTCATGGGTATGCTTGCACAAATCTCTACTGAAACAGGCGCGACAGTCATGGTTAATCACCACATGGCTAAGATCAAGGACAACGATCCAGTCACAACACCAGAGCAAGCGCGTAATCTCATTAGGGGTACGTCTGCTATTGTCGATGGTGTGCGCTGCGCATTTAGCGTTTGGAACGTGGAAGAAAAAACAGGGCGGCAACGCTGTAAAGACTTGCAAGTTACCTATTCACGCAACGCTGTGTTTGATGGTGCGGTTGTTAAATCAAACGGCCCAGCCAATCGGGATATTCGTCACTTCATTAGAAACCCGAACACAGGTCTGTTGGAAGATAGATCAGATGATATTCGCGCTGCAAATAGTCAAATGTCTGAACCTGTACGCCAACGCTTGCAGCATATGCAGGATTTCATCGCCATGATGGAACGCGAAGGAAACGCAATCACGAAAGGCGGTGCAGGTGATGGTGCATTTGATGCAATAGCAACAAGTGCATCGGGCGAACCTTGCGTAATAGCCTTAAAGGAAGCTAGAGAAACTACTATTAAAAACACCATAACAGCACTGCAAGAGGCTGGGCGTGTAAATACATATAGACTGACGCAGGGCGGCACAAAGAAGTGGTTAGGCGTTACAGGCGGCATGCTGTCTACTGGTGAATATGAAGCCAGAACAGCGCGAGAAAATCTTTGACTGTAGTGCTATTTTGTGCTAATACTTGGGAACGGATTTAAACGCGTATTTAAATCCGTTTTGTTAAGTGTATGAAATTGCTACGTTAAATATTTAAATAAGACCCATACTTATTTAGCAAAGGGGGAAAATGTGGGACTAACACCAGCACAAGAATCGGAACTTAAATTCCTAAGACAACGAGTGGATAGAAACCAAGACGAAGCATATCGAAACGATGCTCTGCCCAATGCAAAAAACAATCTATTTGCAGCGCGGGAAGAACTAGACAGATATGTTCGGGAACTTAGACAGTGGGGGCATAAGATTTAATGTTAAATCCAGATTATAAAGAAGCCGCTAGAATAGAAAACTTGAGAATGCAACTGGTTGCACAACCATCACAGGCTATCGTCGGGAGAAACTACGGCGCAAATATTGATCTAATCGCAATAGCATTCGATACAGTAAAAACTAGGGACGCATGGACAGTCCAAGACTTGCGAAAAAAGATGAAAGTAAAAGAAGAAGTGGCAAATCAACTTCTTCGGGGGTTAACAAAAGAGGGTATTTTGTTATCCAGACAGCTACATGGCGAAGTAATATACGAGTTTTCTAGCAGAAACACGAACAAGAAAATGCCATTCTCACATTTTAAAGGTGGCCGTTGCTATTAAATCCCAACTCACATGCTAAAAAGCACAAGCCCTGCCTATATTTAGGCGGGGTTTTTTTATTAACCGCCGTAAGGTGATTGTGCAGCGTAAGTTGATTGAACCGCAGGATTTGTGTAACCCGTGTAATTCGCCGTGTTCAGCCCAGCATACGGTGTCTGCGGTGTCTGGACATTAGATAAAGGCGAAGCAGCGCCATAGGCAGGTTGAGGTGTACCGTAACCGCTTTGCACACCAGATACAGCACCGCTGTAGTTGTTCACGTTTGGCCCAAAACCGCCTCCCTGATATGTTGGAGTAGCCTGAACAGGGAAGTTAAACCCACCCATACCCATACCGCCCATGCCAGACGGATTTGATCCACCTAAACCGCCAGAAATGTTCGGGTTTTTTTGAGTGTATATTTGATTTAAAAACTCTAATTCTCTTTGTTTTTTAATATTAGGGTCAAGCCCACTGCCGCCATAAGGGCCAGAGGGCGCTAACCTATCCGAAGCAAGAATGCCTGAAGGCTGTGGTTTTGGCTGTGTAAAACGCTCGTTCTCAAGGCTAGTAATGCTGGCCTCAGTATCAGCCACATTATCCGCAGCAACCGTGCCTCGGTTCAACTGACGCTGTAAGTCATTGGCAGACATACCATCGTCACGAACACCACTTCCCCCCATAATGCCACTTTTCATTATTCCAAGAGGATTAAGCTGTTCGGGAGTTAGCAAACTTCTATCGGGAGCTTCCGGTAATGGTTGATAAGCTATTTTCGCAATTTGATTATTTCGGTCTTCCTCAGATAACGAAGTATCCCCAAAAATATTCTGAATTTGAAGCCTTCTTTGTTCTTGTGCATTAAACCGCAACATCATAGCGCGGTCGTATTCAGTATTTCCTGTGGACATTGGGAGGGAAGACATCGGGGTAAACTCCAACAAGTTAAGTAAAACTACCTCATAAATCAGAATAAATCAATCCCTAGAGGCAGTCATGTTATTATCCGCCATGTACTTGTCAATTAACAACAAACAAAACATAGGCATGTCATTAGGATTCATGCCCAACCCGAACAAAAGTTCGGTAAATAAATCACGGACATCAACCGTTGAAAAATTAACGGGCATCTCTCTCAAGACACCCGCTGCAATTCTTTCTAAATCTTCTG